ACGCTCCTGGTTCTTGTGAACCTGAACCGGAGCTCCATGAACTCGGTCGCCCGCTTCCATAATTCCCCTGGATTTTAGGTACGCCGCTTTCTCCCCCTTCGAAAAAAAAACTCGGGGTTTTCCGTCGGGACCATCAGCCAGGTTCTCTTCTGGTTTTCCGTCAAAGTAGACATCTGGAAGATAGGCTTTCGGGGCTCGGCAGTTACGACAAAAACGTTTTATCCCCTCTCCCCATTTCTCGATAAGAAGGAGCGAGAATTCATAAAACCCTTTGTCAGATTCACATCCGTTACAGTAAAACGTCACTTCTTCTCTCCGGGTTTTTTCGGTTGGGTCTTGACGTATTTTTCAACCTGAGCTCGTCCAACGGGACCGAGAGCCGCTTCTTGTTCTTGAATTGCAGTATCTACCGTGATCTGTTTCGCTTGAGCCATTCTCTTGGCGGCTTCGGCTCCAACCTTTTGATCCTCAATGCTTTGCTGTCCAGCTTGTTCTTCTTGCTGTTTCTGGAACTGAGCGACCGAGATTTCGTAGGCTTCCTGAAGACCTTTGATGTCATAGTCAAGCAAAAGCTGTTGAATTAATGCGTTCATGAACGGGTCCATCGGTCCTTGCTGAGTTGCTTGGGCCACGGTCTGGAGGATTGTTTCAAGGACTCGCATCCGGTTCTGTTTGTCCATCGGGAGCGTGCTTCCGGCCTTGATATCAACATCGTACTCGCCTTTGATATCTTCGGGTGAAAAAGTAACCATCCCCGTTACAGGGTCGTAGTTCTGACCCAATGCTTGAATAACTTCCTCGGGCGTGTCTCCGGTGATTTTGACCGAGCTTTCCAAGTCAAAGTTTCCCTGGAGATTAAACATTAAATGACGAGCGATGTTCTCGCAGTGGGTTTCCAGACGGTCGATCTTGCGATCTTCACGGCCTTTGGCTCCGGCAGCGATGAGGTTCAATTCACCTACCGTACGAGTCTGGGTTTTGGTCGCTCCACCACGGTTGAATTCTGGTTGACCGTTAATGCTTCGGGCTTGAGCATCGATCCGGTCCATGAGTAAGTAAAAGTCTGTCGGAAGCTGACCGAAGTCAGCGAACTTAATATCAGCGGAGTCTCCGTTGTAGGTAATGATCGCACCGTCGTCGCCACGTTCGTATTTATCGAGAGAGTTGTCATCAATCGTACCGTTTTTCACAAAGGCTTGACGGTTCCAGCGTTTGGCGTGATTAATGGCACTTCCCATCAAAATCATCTTTTCAAGGATTTGAGGTTCCCAAGGGGCGATAGATGACATCGGATATGGGCTTTCAGGAACAACGAAGTCCCAATACATAAGGAAAGGGAATTCCTTGAGATAGGGCGGCCACGGTTTTTTTGGTTCGAGAAATCTGTCTTTCAGTCCTTCGGCGATCAAACAAATCTCTTTTTTCTGGGCGTCCCATATCTCCCAGAGGATGGCGACTTTAATATCGTCTTTCTGGGTAGACTTTTTATAGGTATCGTCTGTAACGTCGGGGCTCTGAGTCCCTTCCAGGCTTTTTGCGTTCTTGTAACGTTTCTTGACTTCAGACAAAGGAAGGACAATTCGCTGAGCCATCCACTGACAATCCACCGGAGGACGCTTGGAACCAACGTTCCAAAGGACGTCTTTCCAGGAAACGTAGCTTGAATAGATGCTTTCGTCTTCGATCTTGAGACTGTCTCCAACTCCGACGGAAGAAGCGGTGTAACCGACTTTGTGCCAGCCGAACCCAACAAGGTCTTTGTCAATGATCTCGTACTCAAGCTCTTCCTTGTTCTTTAGGACACGCCAGTAATAGTTGAGGATGACTTCCCAGAACGCAGCACCACGAACAGAACCGGCTTTGGCGTTTACTGTAATATAAGGATCACGGTTGTAAGTCGATGCAATGTCAGATTGAACGTAGGCAAAAACGTCGTTAATTGGTGGGATCGGAACCTTGGAGTTTCGGGTCTGGAAAACGATCCCGTAGTTTCCTTTGTATTCTTGTATAAATCTTTTCGCCCCGGACTGTTCAGCCCATCGTTCTTGTTCTTTCTTGGCAACTGAGATCCGGTCTTGCCAAAGGCTTACTTGTTTCGATTCTTCTTTCTGGTATTTGACTTCTTTGTCGTAAAGTTTCGCCATTATTTCATCCATTTCTCTTTGCCTGTGATCGGAGGGTCGATGTACCCTTTCCACTTGTTATCACGTAGGCTTCCGTCGGGATTAATCTGATTAAATTTGTTCAAACGTTCATTCTTTAATTTAATTTCCTGCTCCAAAAGGTTGATTTGCAAGCCGTATTGATATGACGCTTGGTCACATTCGGATTGGAGCATTTTTTTCTCATTCTCGTGGTTCTGTTTCTCTTTGAGATAAGTCGATTTGGAGACACATCCAACAGTGAGAAGAAGAATAAATGCGATTTTACTTGTCATAGTTAAAAAAGCCTCGATTCAAATTATTGTTCTCTCGGGCACGACGAATACATCGGTCCCAGTCGTCTTCCTGACTTATCGATGTACTCACACCCGGATTTAAAAGTGGTAAACACATACTTAAAGAGTCTATCACATCATCGTGTTTCCCTTTTGGGAAAGTTTGAAGTTGATCTTCCATGTCTTTGCCTTTCATCCAACTGGCGTGGAAAACGGTACCGTTCCGATAGAATGGTTCAAGCGTTTTAATCCGTTCGACTTTTGATTTCTCGGGACCGGTCCTTATTTCTTCAATTGAAAAGTATTGCTTCCGTCGTCGCATCTCTTCTTCGACTGAAAGTTTTAAAGTCTTTTGAAAACCGTTCGTCTCCATCCCGACGGTGTGCGGTTTCCATTTTGACTGCATTTCCAAAATATTATTCACGACATCAGAAGGACGCCATCTTCCTTTTATATAGTCCAAAACGTAAAGTTTCCAGTCTTTGTCCATCCCACAGACAATAATCGAAGTCTCGTCTGCGGTTCTGGATTCGGAGATTGCCAAGTCAACGGCCATGCCAAGATAAAGTCCCTGAGGTCGCTGACTGAAGTACTTGAACATCTCCGGCTTAAACAACTGATTCTCTGAAGAAAAGGGTTTGTTCCGGTACTGAGCGGAGAACTCGTCCAAAGGCATAGAAGATTTCAAATGATCAATATAATCCATGCAGGTCGGATCATTTGTCTCAATCCAATCTTTTCGAATGGGGTCAAACTTCTTGGCGAATTTCTTCGGAAAGATCAGTTTCCCGTTCTCAACGACTTCTTTGATCATCACGTCGTAGTAGCGCATCTCTTTTTCGAATATTTCTGAAAACGTGTCGTCCAAATGCCATCTGGTACCGATCTCAATGAGTAATCCGCCTCTGGGTTCGAGAAGATTGATCATTGATCTCCGAAATCTCTTCGCTTTGTTCCTCTGTTCCGGGGTCTGGGAGTTCTGAAGACCGACCAAGTCATCAAGAATAATTAAATCGTAGTGACCACCCGTTGTTTCAGCCTCAACACCCGTTGTCATAATGGTGGGTTCCTTCAAAGCTTTCTTCCTCTGCTTGACAATGATCTCGTCAGCGTTCCATCTCGCGCTCTGAAAGTCACCAAACAGGTACTTTAACTGAGAACCTTCCAACTGGGCCTTAATCTCGCTCAGAAACGTCCTAGAAACGTCCCATACACCGTTCCCGATCAGAATCCGTATATCCGGGTTCCTTATAATCTGCTGGATCGCAAACCCGATCGTCGCAATCGTACTCTTCAAATGGTTCCGGGGAATCAAAAGCGCCTTCTTCTTCGCAGGTTTACAAAGAAATATCTCCATCTCGTCATGAACAACGTCCCAATCCTTATACCCTAGAAACTGCGTACAAAGAAAAAACAGACTTTTCTTCGTCGCTTCCCGGACTTCCTCTAGATGAGCTTCGTTCTGCTTCGTCATTACGACTTTTTCTTCTTTTTCACTACCTTCTCAAACTTCTTTGGTTTTCCTTCTGTAAACAGATCTCTCAGTGCAGCTATCACTCGCTCTGATTCCAACCACTTGTCTCGCCAGTATTTAGCCTCTTGATCCATAAACCCCTCTTTTCTGATTTGCAGTCGGCTCTTTCTGATAGGCAGTTGGAGTGGAGGGATATAGAATATCATCCCCACCCCTATGGGGATTATTTTCTGCCATACCAAAAGCATCCTTTAATTTATTTACCATGCGAGAGTGCTAATTATCCTGAACTTGATCTGCGTTACTTCCGATAATAGCTGGTATGTCGTATCTGGTATGTGGTGAATGTGTTGATAATGAATGATTATGGTGAGATTGGATCGAGTGCTTGTTATTATCAAACATTCTCGTTATTCTTAGCACTCTCGTTTCGTTGATTATCAAGGGTTTTCATCTGTTCATTCTGAGTGCTAATTATCTGTGCTTCGATCACGTTATTTCTAGATGCTACCTGTCGAAGCAGCTCAGAATCAATGGTTATGTTAACAGTTTGGTTTGAAGGTTTATTTTCTTGCCCGTATTTCTCCGGGATGAGACACTTCAATTGAAATATCCGTTCAATGACAGATTTGGGGTTTAGTGCATTATCTCTGCTAGTGGCTTCAAGATCCTCTATATAATCTTTTTCTACAGCTTCGAACATTTCTTTAAATTTGGGATCTGTGTGTAAATGTCTACTAACTGTGGACTCTGATAATCCCATTGATCTACATGCTCTACGTAATCGGATACCGTTTTGCTTGTAGAGTTCAAGAAATGCGAGTTTACGTTCCGAATCGAAGTCATTAGCGAATGCTGGGTTTTCGATAAACCCTGTTTCCGGGTTTAGGACGTGATTTGGTGCGTATTGTGGAGTGCTTGAACCCATGAGAAGAGTTTAGATTGTGTTATCTGTATAGTCAACACGTTGTTACATAGAAATCCCATGGATACTCTATTTGCGCTTTTTGCACTGGCATTGGCGGTGCCCTTTATGATGCGAGGCTGGGTGCACTGTAGCTGTGGGGCCAGTCTTACTCGCTTTTAAGTTTGATATCCATTATCACGGTGCACCGGTGTTTCGTGCGTTGGTGATTATCCTGCGTTGATCTACGCCGATTGCAGAACGGGTTTACAAGGTTAGTTTAACGTGTGTTATTAATGGTGTCAAACTATTTTAAAATAGTTCTTGACATTTAAAATAATACTGTGTATCTTGCTTGTGTAGTTAAAAAATACCTGGGGAGGTAACACAATGGGAAAAATTGAATACACAAACAAAGAACTCGGAATGATGTCGGCAGTCACAATCACGCCAGAAGGTCGCAACATCGTCACTTTGATTGATACCGATGCAAACGAAACACTTGGTATCGTCAAAATATTTCCTAGCACGCCGGACGCGATGGAATATGCCAAGAAGCTTGTGCAGGTGGCCTAATCATGGAACTTCTACAAGCTTTCTTATCCTTTTGGGGCGGTGCGGTTGTGGCTACGTTGTTGGGTTTAGCGGTGGTGAAATCATGAAACTTGAACTGGTTGAAGGATACAAACAAAGCACGAATGAGGTCATTTTAAGCGTTTGCCTAACTCGCCGGGATGAAGTTGTTGAGTGCTTAGCCGTGATGGTTTCGAGTGTTGTGGTGAAATCATGAAAACTTCAACCGATGAAAAAATCCTTGCTTTTATTCAAAGTGTTGCCCGTTCGGCTTGCTTGGATCAAATATGGGGCGACAAATGCCGTTGCTTTTCATGCGAGGCAAATGCGCTTCTCAATGAAATGGTGAAATCATGAGCCAAATATTGATTGGATGCCGCGAAGCTGACAGAAAATCTACGCCATCACTTATGGGATATGTTCATGTTTGGGAAGGTGACACTTTCCTTTACGAACTTAAAACCAATATCAAAATACTAAATAAGCGTGACGCTATCACCGATGCTGAGAACCTACGAAAAGAGCTTATCGAACAAAATGGGGGCAAGATATGAGCCCCCGTTTCAAGATTGGCCAGAAATACATACCCGTTGGCGATAAAAACAAAGCGGTGCACACGGTTGTTGATATCCACACCACGACAAACGCCGCCGGTGAGGTTGTCAAACTCCGCTACGTTTCAACGCATGAGTTTTGCGGGCAGATTGTCTATGACTATGACGTAAACGATACCCGTATTGCAAGGGGGGCGATATCATGAACTTACAACCAATCGACGGTGCCTACTTCACCACAGCTTATTTCATGGTTTCAAGTGTTGTGGCTTTGATTGTTGCCTTTGTCGGGGCGTATGTGAGCGAGTTTAGACCATGAACCCGCACGACTTCGAACACAACCAACAATTACAAGAATTCATCGAAAAACTAGAGAAATAAAGGGGGATATATGAGTGATAATTTTTTACAAATAATTTGGATTCTAACCGGTTGGGAAGTTGGACAATTAATCTACAGAGTTTTCTTTAAATAAAGGGGGATATTATGGCAACTGTCAAAGTCAAAGATCAAATCTGCCACGTTGAAACGCTTTCGGAGTGGATAGAGGGACGGATTAAACAAATAGAATCAGCCGGCCCGCTTGCTTTTATGCCAATTGATATGGGTGCTCTTCAGGGCCGTTTGGCTGAGCTACACATAATCCACCAGAAAATAAATGACGGTCGTATCCAAGAAATTGGAAAGGTTAAGTTTAAAAAGGTGAAAAAGTCATGAAATACACACTAATCACCGTTCTTGTTTTTTTAAACGCTTATACCGCCGTTCGATTGGTTGAAGCGAGGCTGTTGGTTCAAGCTTTAAGCGAAGTCGATACTTCATCCGATACATTTTATGGGGCAGACTTGGATGGCAAGGATTGGCAGCCAATCCAAATCCGTTTAGAATAACGTTAAATGGCCCTAGCGTTCGCTAGGTTGCGAGTTTACGGCTTTCTCTAGCTTCCATACCCGGAACCCGCCTTTTACCTTCTTGTGGTTGGATTTGTAGCCTAATTGTCGTATTCGGGTGGCGAAGCTATGGCCTTTTCTGAATTCCTTAAAAAATACGCTGTCTCCGTGTTTCATTTCGTGGATTTTCCCGGCGACTGTGTAGTTGGGTATTTGGATACCTTTTTCAACCTTAATTTCAGATAGCTTTATTTTCATTTTTCCTTACCTTATACGCGCCCCATTTTTCAAGGGCTAGATAGAACGGGAACACAACGATTAAACAGGCTGAGCAGAACAGGAAGAGAACGAATAGGAAAGATGAATAAAGATGGTCTTTCATTTCTTATCCCGCGCCGTAGGCTGTGTAGGTTTAGAGGTCATGGCTTTCTCGATTGATAGCACCCATCACAATTACATTCAGGTTTCTTTTTAATATTAAGAAGGCATCGCGCAAACTTCTCAAGTGTCAGGACGTCGGAATATACTGCATATTGATTAATAGATTGCCCGTAGCTTGTTGTGATAACAATTCCAGCTTCTAACGCAGCCTGCATAATCTCTTTTCGTTTCATAGTTTTTCCTTCTTCCCTGCGGTCGCTTTAGTGGAGCGCTGGGATTCAAATTCTTCTTTTGTGATTCCAATTTCTTCTAGAGTTACTGGGCCGAATGTGGCCATTGGTCGTCTGTGAACCCGCACCAAGAGCCTTTTCCATTTCCATTTTAGGATGACAAAATATTTCAAAGTTCTCCCCCGTTCTTCGACTTATTAGGCTGATTTCGTTGTTCGATGATTCTTTGTACCTTTATGGACAAACAATCGTCTGGATTAACTAAATACTCGCCATCTCTTAATTGCTCTGTCCATTCTTGGATTATAATTTCTGTCAAAGCCCCCGCCTTCTCTTCTGCCTGTTTCAATTCAGCCAGTAGTTCATTGTTTAACTCTGTGAAGTTTATACCGGCGTTTTCGTGCTGGATCTTTTCTCGCTTTAATTCCTCTAGGGCGGTGTCCAATTGCTCCAAGAGTTCAGATATCTTTTTCATATTGGCTATGTTTGACTCGGACTCGAACAAATATTGTTTTTCCAACTGGTTACATTTTGTTACCAGTTCGTCTCGCTCTTTTAGAAGCTGCCGAGCAAAATCTTCAATTGGACCATACCCGCCACAATCGGGGTCGTCGCAATGCGGCTCTATATCATCAAAACTTTTCGGAACCTCGTATCTCATATTTTCCCCTCCCGCATCTCCGATGTGGATTGAAGAGCTTCTTTTGCGATCTCAACACATTCAAGCCATGCGCCCTCATAAGCCTCTGAGTCGACTATTTTTGACGTTGCGTGATTCCAAGCATGAACCTGTGAGATTTTCTTTAACGCCTCCCCCTGCTTGTCCAGCTGGCGGGTGAGGGCGGACACTTGGTACCCAAGTTGTCTCTTATCATCGGCAGCCTTAAGGCAAACGTCATTTAATTCTCGTCGAAGCAAAGACCTCCCGGCCTTGGAAGATTCCAGTTCTCCCTTCAACTCCTCATTCCGCTTGTTCGCCGCGTCGAGTTGAAATTTCAATTTTTCCTTTTGGTTCATCTCGCCATCACAGATCCCGTTCAAGTACTGAATTTCATTTCTCGCTGCTTCGCGCTCAGTTTCCAGCTCCTTCACACGTTCAGTCAGGGAGGCGATTTGCTTCTCTTGCTGTTCGATTGTTTCTGAGTGCATAAAGCACTGGTTTTCCAATTCATTTTCCAGATGCGCTATACGTTTATGTGACCAGGCTTTTCCCCACGAATCTTTCCACCAATGATGGTTACATACTCGGCAAAATACCAGAAGTGGACTTTTTACTGAATCCTGGACATCTGACATACCACAGAAAGGACACGGGGCCAACTCTTTCCCAGTTTTGCTTGCAACCGGCTTCTGAGGCTGGTGCCATTCATAATCTTCTTTACAATCAGCACAGACATTTGGATACCGGCCACCACAGCGCTTCAGAAACGGCTTCACCGTCTCGCTTGCGGACGAATCTTTATGCTCGTAGCAGATTGAGTTAACGGTAAGATCACACTTACAGTCCTCAAAATCTTTCTTTCCCGAACCGCCACTTGCGGACGAATCCCTATCACTCATTTGGTTTATTCTCCGATAGTTGATTGCGTATAAATTTAAGAAGTTTGTCTTTTCCACGCATAATTTCATAACCGTTCGGAGTGGCTCCACCGAGCAACGGATTTGGCACGTTGAACCATTCTTGTGCTGTCTCTTTATCCCAGCCCATTCCGTCCATTACCAATTGCAAAAGGTCTTCCGAACCGTAGGATGCGCTCATTTCTTTTTCCTTTTGCAATTTTTGCACGTAACAAATTCACGATCTGTTGTTTGCCAACCAATAGGAGCTTTTCCGCAAATCCCGTTTTCGTGTCCGTCACGGTATTTGTGAACCTTCCCGCCGTCTTTAGATGCGCTCATTTCTTATCCTTTTTACGTTTTGTTTTTTGGCAAATGTCGCACACTTGGCGTTCAAACTTCCAGCAATCACACTTTCGTTTTTTCATTTGCCGTCCTTGAACTGCTGGAATTTTTCGATTGCATCCTCTAATTGCTTAATCCCACTTTCAATGTGTAATGTTACCGTATAGGGAATACGATCAATTAACGCTTTTGAGTATTTCACAATCCCCTGCACCGCTTCCGAGTTGAGGGTTCGGGCGCGTTCTTCGGATCGATATTGGATTAGCTCATCGATTTGTCCTTGCGGGTCGTCCATGTTGTTGCGAATTCCATAAAGTAATTCTTCCAATATCTTGAGGTCGTCGCTGGTCATTTACACCACTTCCCACGATCCAAACACTCAACCATAGCCACGGCTACGGCTGCGACTTGGATCAATTCTTCACGGTAATTCTGGTAGTGCTTATGGTCTTCAAATTCGACTTTCTTTCGCTTGAAATCTACACCGTCGCAAAGAGCACGACCGACTTCCCCAACTTCTTCAATTAGGATTGCGAAGTATTTAAACGGGTTATGGTTTTGTTCTCCCCATTTCTCATCCTGGCGTTGGCGTTCTTTTATTACGTCTTTTATGACGCGAGGCATTTGTTTTGTTGTCTTCATCACCATTTCCGTCCTTCAATAAATCCAAAAAGATAAAGAACATTTCCTGTTATTACAATTGACCAATACGCCACGTTTTCATCTAAAAACCTAACCAAAATAGCCAGAAGGCAAATTGTCAGCGAAACCATTAATGAACGCAGGAAACTATTCATGTTCTTCCCTTGACGATATTTTTAAGGTCAATCAGAATTTCTTCTTTTGTTGCGCCAGCTTCGATGGAACGGATGCAACTGTCGGCCATGTCAATATGTCCCTGTTCGTAAGACTCGATCTTGGCTATCTCGTGGGTCTTGATAGACACGCATCCGGTGAAGAACCAAGCAACTAAAATAGTGGTCAAAACAAGCAGTCCGAATACTACATACCCTCTTGGCGGTGGTTGTGGAACTGCGGTTGTCATTTCTTTTTCCTCGCGAAATATCGGTCAAGGGCAGAACCATTGGAAGATGGGAACAATTTCCTTAGGGATTCAGTCTCAATTTTTCCAACGTGACGCTTTCGTTCGATCTTGTTTATTGATTTCCGTTCTGCTTCCGATTTCGTTTCACTCACAAGCATCTGGTGGGGACTAAGAAACTGCGCCCTACACGGAATACATTTATTGTTCTTTATTGGGCGTTCGCACCCGGGGCAATTAGCCATTTAAATAACTCTCCACAATTTAAGTAGCAGGTAAATCTCTGCTGTAAATAATCCTAAGTAAAACCAAATGCTCACTGCATTGGTCCAGGTAGACTATCGGGTTTGGGTCTGTTGGGCCAGCGCATCCATTGCCACCAATTCTTTTATTAGCTTTGTTGTTTGCTCTGAACTCATAAGAGCACGTCTTAATTCTGTTTCTGTCGGTGAGAACTTGTCCGAGAACCATTCCACGGCATAGGCTGTTACTTTGGTTGACTCTCGGATCATGTTGATTAGGGTTTCACGCGATTCCATTAGATTGCATCCTTTACGATAAGAACATGCTTACCGTTTGAGATTTGTTTCTCCACAAAAAATGTTTCTCGTCTTTTTAGAATGAACTCAAGTTCAAGAAACTTTAACGCAGCGTAATCTCTGCTTTTAACGTACATGAAACCGTACTCCCGCTGGACTTCCATTAGATTATCTCCTCGATTTCACATTGCTCGCAGTACTGTTTTTTAATAAGTGTTTTCGGTTCAAAGTAGCTGTCAGGATGGAACCGGCAGATTTGGCCGTCTTCAACCATGAAGTTAAAAATGATGACGCAGGTTTCACAGTAGGTCATGTCTGATTTTGGATCGTGACCAGATACTCTTTCATGCTGCGAAACCATTTCTTCGTATGGGTTTACGTCTTCGTGATCTTCTTTGTATTGAGTCATAAGCATTTTATTTCCTCCCCAGGTTTTTTAAGACTCTCTTTTTCTAACATTCATTTAATTAGGTGTCAAGAGTTTATTTTATTCTTCGTCTGAGCCACGGCGTTCCATCTCTTCGACCCATTTGATTCCGTTCTCATCCCTGCAATTCCTTATTTCTACCGGGATTGCCGGTGATTTTTTAAATTCCCGGTATTCCCGGTCTTTTATCGACATAGCGATATTCACCTTCGAGGGAGTTATCGGGATATCGATATCCTCGTATTTTTCTCCGGTGCTTTCCATCATCCTACGGCTTCGGGCGTCGTCTCTTTCTTGGGCTAAACGGGCTAGTTCACGCTTTTGGAATTCTTTTTCTCTGATTGCCTCTAGTCTGTCCCTGGCTGATTGCTCTTTGGCTTGTCTTAAAGGGTCTAGGATTGGCGTAGGATGCACGATCTTACCGTCTAGTGGAACTTCATCTTCCCAGCGTCTTTGGTTCAACCAGGTTGAAGCGTGGGGGATATATGCCCCGTTGTCTTTTGTCCAGTCTGTGCTGCGTCTTTGTCGTTGGACGGCTTGAATGATAGAGTCAACCAAGGCTTTATCACCGCTTATGCCTTTCCATATCTTTCGGGCTAGGTGCTTGCCTGTTTTTCGTGGATACGACAACCAGAATTGATCGAAGTCTGATTCTGGAAGCGTTGTTTTCTTTGCTCTCTCAGTTACATGACCACAGTTAGGACATTTCATTTTATCTCCCCCTTTTAAATGATCCACCGATTAGATTGTGAAGCTAGTTTTTCCCTCCAAGGAATTACCGTGTCTCCTTTTCATCGGTGGAAAGTGTGCCGGTCTTTCCCGGCTGTCAGTGTCATTGCCTGAGCTCGGGCACGTAATACCCACAATGACACTTTACGATCTTTTGTTTAGTCGAAATCAGCGAAACTTATCCAAAGAATTAAACCCATGAAAGCGACTGCCGCATACCATCCCCAGGGCATTTATTTCACCTTCCTTAGCTCATACTCCGAAGTTTTGGTTTTGATGCGCCAAATCGAGCCCTGCTTTGTTACACGATGAACGGTAGAGGTTAGGCAAACGTTCTTTATCTCGCCTTTCTTGTCTACTTCCCAGAACTCGAAACAGTTGTTTACTTTGGGGCCTAATTCGTAAAGAATCTCTGTCGGCCTTTTAAACATAAAAACACCGTCGGATTTGATTGTTTCTATTACCGCTCTCATTCGAATAACATCCTTATTTCGGGCCAGGTAAAAAGAGTTTCTTGGTCTTCGACCCATTGGTCCGCTTCGTATTCAAAGGCTCCTCGCATATCATCAAACATTCGGCTTACTTCAAAATCGCAGACTTCTTCTTGACTAAGGACATGCTTTGTTTTACCAACCAATACTCCCTCTCCCATGCTTTTTTGCACTCTCGACATCTACGGACCCCGTCCTTTGATATGTACGCTTCTTTGTCGCTAAAGGGGTGGCCCTTGTAGCAGAATTTCATTTTTTCGTGGCTCATTTTTTATTCCAAATCTTCCGGGTAATCATCTTTTTCAGTACAAACATAGTCTTTATAAACAGGCTTCGATTTATCAGGCCACCCAATCTTGTTTAACTTCTCTTTGTAAACTGAAATCATCTCATCATAATCGACACGGGTATACCTGAAGTTTTCCTGTCTCATGCTTTGAAGTTCTTCTAAGATTCCCGGCCCATAACGCTTTTGAAGCTCTATTGCATAGACCGTTGGGTTCCCACGCTTGTAAAGATTATCTCCTGCGCATTGTGCGTGCACATTTTTCTCATGGAAAACTAACGATAACGCTATGGACTGAGGTATGTAATGACCGGCCTGAGACTCTTTCCAGTGCATTATTTTTGGACACGTAAAGCATTTCACCATCCCGTTTTCATCAGCGTCACGACGGCGGATATACTCCGAGAAAATCTTCCATAGCTTTTTCTTGAGCCGTGGTAGGGGTGGAAGCTTAGCCATACTAAAACGCTGTTCTCAGTGAAGCCCGTTTCTTGGCACTCAAAAGCTTTTCATAGAGACGGTTGTATTCCGACTCCGCCAATATCTCTTTGAGCATCATGTCGTATCGTTCCTGGTTGTTATTAATTGCTGCCTTTAAATCTCCTACACTCATTTTCTCACCTTCTGCCTTCAGGCGTAGGTGAAGCATGGCTTCCACTTTCTCCCTTTGAAGAGTGGCGATGCGCCAGGCAGACAAGGCGTCGGCTACTTTGTCCGGCAATTCCTGTAAGAATTCTTCCAGGTTTTCGTAGTAAATGTCGTTTTGTTGGTTGCTCATATTAACCGTTCACCGCATCCGCTTCGTTAAGTATGACCCACTGGTAAACGTCTGAATAGTCCTTTTTCTTGATCTTTGACCAGCCATTGATCCCGTAATTCTCTTTTAAATGGGCCCTGAGTGCTTCAGGAGCGACGTTTTTGTCTTTTGCGAGCGTAACTAGGGTAAGCTGTTCTTGCTGATCTATAATCGCATCCTCAAGCGGAGGAAGCCCTTCTACCCCTGCGTTGGCGTCTTTGGCATGTATAAACTCACCCTTGGCCGTTTTCTTGGTGTAGAAGTTTTCACCGAGTAAAGCTTTGGCGGCTTCGGGGTCGGTTTCCTTAAGCTTCTTGTACCCTGCCGGGGCCCGCACCCCAATGCCTTGATCTGAGATGTCCGCTATGTTCACCACTTCCATAGACTCGCCATCACCAACTTTAACCTCAGCCCCCATCTCTTCAGGCGTATAGAAACCGATCATCGCATCAGGGAAAGTGACTCGAAGGTTTGCTGCCAAGGCTCGCCACTTAAACATTATCCCACGCTGCTTCTTGTAGTTATCCCGTCCCATCAAACCCATGTCCGTAGCTTCTTTAACCCCAAACGTCTCGGCATGAGGCTCACGGCCTTTTCGTTTAACGGTAACGATACAGCGGTCATCGTTCGAGTCGATGGTAATGTTTTCAAGCTCTTTTGTCCGATTAGCAAGGGCCAGCATTAACTGTGGCGGGATCGTCGGCTTACCTTGAATCACGTTGATAGACCGGAAAGCCTCCATCATCCCAATGCCAAGCTCTTTGCCAGTTAAGGCAATAGCAATGGCCTGTTCCGGCGTCTTTATGCTCATCGGCAAGAATCCAGATTTAACAAGCATCGCTGCCTGTTCTTTCAGTGCGTCCCAGTTTGTCGGTATTGTCATTTCATTCATATTGATCTCCCCATTACGTTATTTCGATTTCTTACCTTTGACACAATAATCTTTTCTGTCAAAAAAATTCCAATCAGTTAAATCAGGGTTGTACATAACGATCTTTTTGTAATAACCAAATCCAATCCACTTTCCACCATCCAATCCGACAATTTTTTCGTGCATGATATGGGTGCTTTTAATTATGTGAAGTGGAGTGAATATTTGTTTTCCAAAGAAACCTTGACGCCACATCTTTTTCCCTATGCATGATTCATCAATGATCATTTCTTACCTCCCTTTAAAAAGAATGGCCCAACTACGCTTAGTGATACCTGGGGAGATATGCAGGAAGGACGTAGAAGGGCCAAAAGTGGTTTCCCCAGGTTCATGTTTTGATTATGGTTCATTCTTTGTTAAGTGTCAATGGTCTATTTTTTTGACATCAACTCTTCAAATACTTTTAATACTTTCTCGCCAGCCTTGTAGATTTCCTCGTTGCTAGAACCTTTACTCCACCCAGCTACAGCTATGTTTCTCATGCCATAAAACGCCTTGAGAAGAAATTCTTTTTCTTCAAATGTTTCAGCGCAATGCCTGTAAGAACCGTTATCTTCAATCTCTTTTATTCTTTCTAGGTTCGTCACTGGTTCTCCTTGGGTGCTTTTTAATGAACTTAACTTCTCCAAATTCTTTCTTTAAGATTTCAGTTAAACAATTAAAGCTTTCTGCAACTTTTCGATGAGACCAATTCAAATTTGGAATAATTACATACCCATTTTCAACTTGTTCTATTTCTACTTTCATATTTCTCCTTTGCTGTTGGTTTCACTGAACTCTAGCTATAAACTTTTCAATCAATGCATCTTTGATCTTAAGCTCTTGTTTTATATCTCTTGTTTTTCGATCAACTTCGTATTCAATTTGATTCATTATCATTTGACTTTTGTTTTGAGATAGATGGCTTAGAAGTTCGAGCAGTTCTTTTCTTGTGCAGTCGTCTTGATCTTTACCTTTCCATTGAAACCTGTATTCCACTTACTTCTCCTTTCGTTACCTTGTTTACTGAGATATAACTTCTCTCTGGGCAGTCTCTTAGCCCGTTTGCTTCTTTTAAACCTATGACGCCCGATAAGACAACTTTACTCACCCTAGAAAGTGCTGGTCCCGGTAGCTTTCTACCAGTAGGTTGTGTTTATCTCACTGATTCAAGCTTTGACTTGCTACGGCTATCACCTTGTAATCTTCCTGCCCGTCGAGAATGTCTAGTAGGTGAACTCATAAGCCTCATCGGTTCTTAAGCGTTGTTTTGTAAGACTTTCTGGCACAAAGAAAGAGCGGTTGAATCAAAGCCAGTGAAATTCCTCTCTGGCCTGACGCCAATCCACCTAGACATGGTGGCGGCGCAGGCAGTACGGCGTTCTAGAATCCCGTAGCAGAGAGTAAATTGTTCCCCAAGATAGAGGTGCGTCATTTCCTGGAATATGACGTGTCTTCTTCTTTTTAATATCCGACATATCTAAGGGATTTAAATTGATAACAAAAAACCCCCGGCCTAAATTAATAGACCGAGGGTTTTCGCTTGAAATGTTCATACGCACACCCGCCAGGACGAAGCGCACGAACGATAAGATGGTTTTTGTCACCCTGGCGAGTGTATTCATATGATTATTTTAATTCCTGTTGTTTATTTTTGCAACACTTTTTTTTAAATCATCAAAACAACGATGTAGCCTGTTGCCGATGCTTTTGCTGCGTTGTAGAACTGAATCGTTCCTGCCGTCGGGTTGAGCAAGTAAAACGTATTCGTTGCATAACCCGGAAGATAATACGGTGATTCGATCAAAGTCGTACCATTATTTAAGAAAACACTGACGTTTGATGCAAGCTTAATTCGTGCGTCTGTGATTGTGAACAGGTCCGAGGTAACGGGACCAGATAAGACAACTTCTGTCGGACCGTTAAGACCGGGTGTGCCTTGTGGGCCCTGGGCTCCATTCGAACCATTGCTTCCCGCTGGTCCTTTGCAACCAACTGCTACCAACATTACTGTGACTAGAATTAACTTTTTCATTTTTTTCTCCCCATTATTTTTTTAACTTCCCGTGGATCTTGACACTTACAGTTTAAGATGTCAAGTGTTTTTAGTGTACGTGAACATCCCAGCCTTTTCGTTCAACCCAATCCAAGCAATCAGCGCAGTAGTAGGTGTCTGGTAAAGCTTCTTTTTGTTCGCACTTAATGCACTTCAACGTGAGATTATCCAGGCGTGATCGGGGTCTAAAACTCGCCAGGAAGCAACGTCAACAGAACCGTTGTTCCCAGCGCAGATAAGGGTGTAGATGTCTTTTACTATCCACCCTTCGGGAGTTTTCATTCGGTAGGTGTTCTCGCTGAGATGTTCCCACTTACCAGAGTACTTCTCATCGGCCATTATTTAATGTTGGCGTAAATCCGCAGAGCGTTTTGTACCTTGTCCATAATCCATTTGGACTGTTCTTTACTCGACATCGAGTTGAATTCTTTTTTCTTTTCTTCGATGAGGTCGGCGAGAGGGGCTTCGAAGTTGTCGAGGCTGTTTATCGCAGCTCCCACTCCGAAGTTCTTGATCTTTTCCGCTATCTTCTTGAATATGTTCATCTGTTCCTCCGAACCGAAACTTGAAACGTAAATAAAATGTTTTTGTTTTTAGCTTCTCTTTTGCCAGTTCAAGCAAGTTTCTGATGGTAGTCATAAATCTCTCTACGGCGTTCCACTTCTACGGGTATTTCTACCTCTCGACGATCTAATATTCTCATGGCTACCTGCATCTTTCTCTGGGTCGCTTCGTTCTTTTCTTCTAAGCCGGCCGTTTTCCTGACAATGTTCTGCTTTCGCTCGAACCATTCCTTTACGTTAAACATCGGTCCCTCCACATTTAATCTTGTAGCGAAGTTCTCGTATCTGGTCGGCAAGCTTTTCAACAGCGTTTGCCATGGCGTCATCGGCTTTTGCTTCTTGTATACGGGCCTCCCAGGCGCTCTCAGAGGCTTGTTTCTGTGCTCTTTGGGTCCAAGCCCGTTCTATCAATAAAACAAGCGTAAAGAAGACCCAGGCCCCTATGGCACCAAGTTTAGCTAGGTTCTCAGTGCTTCCGATTAAATGGGCGACGAGTTGGACCAGGGTATCCATTAATGCGACTCCCCGGACCAGAAGGCTGGGATTGGTTTGCTCTTGTCTACATCTACGTGGGCGTGGAGATTATACGCCCCGACCCGATCAAAACCGGCACGTCCCAAGGCCCATAAAAGCTTGTCTCTCATTTCACGATCCAATGGGATACGTATATCAACAGCTTCTCCTGTGGTATGAGAGGAATTCTTTACTCCACCAATCGACTCGTTTTTGATCGGGTCTCGGTATCCGCTGGTAATGACTATGGCATGGCCATAATATTCACGAGCCCGGTCCAGCTTGTACATAAGGTCGTCGGTTAAACCTTCCGATTCTGCTGGTGTAAAGTATTTCCATTGTTTCATTATTTATTCCCAAGATTAAAACGTTTTCTTATCGGGAAATAGCCTTTCCCGCTTATTGTTCCACTTCCAAAATTTCCACCGCCGCCGGATGTATATTCGACAGCGCCGATGGTGTCTCCAGCCGATCCGGTTTGATTATACGCTGGGTTTGTTGGCCTGAATCCCTCTCGAACATATTCTTTTAATGCCGCTTGGGTGTAGCGAGAGTCGAAATCCTCATCTAAAACTTTCCGCATTTCCGCTAGACCAAAAATGATTGTTTCGGCGTCCGTGTACGTTTCGTCCGCTCGTTTTCCAGCTGACCATGCGCCAGTCCCCATATCTCCACGGAGAACACGAACCCATTTAACAAAGCATCTCTCGTCGTCAACGAACTGAGGATTGACACTGATAAGGTCGCCTGTTCCGATAGTCCCCGTAGTTTCACCGTAATAGATTGTGTCGTCAGAGCTTGAGGTTGGTTGGTTGTGCGTTATCATGTTCCATGACGCGTTATGGTGTACGCCAGATGGGGTGAATGGATTCGTCAGCGTTGCGGGAGCTTTTAGTGCTGGGACTCCGGCTGTTCGGGTGCTGTATAAGATGTTGTTGTAAAACTCTGGGACAACACCGACCGGAGACGACGCTGCCTCGGCGACGTTAATACCGCCATGCGAGCCCAGCGTGGCAGACCCATCGTTGTTGTACCAGGTGCAATCCCGCATTTTCATTATTGTGTTGGCGTAACCACGCCCAGTAAATGCTGCGCCAGGGCCGTATCCACGAGACAGATAACCATCCGCAGCGTTACCGGCGTATGTTTTCAATGCAATAGAATTCCACAGAGAGGAAGTTATGGGAGATGCTGGATTTGAAGATGGTGTCTGAATAAGATCGCCGTGGTCGCCCCAGTCTGAGCCAGTCCACCCACCCAAATCAACACTCGACGTGTCGGGGTAATCAAAAATAAGGTTATTGAATAACGGCGTACTTGAGTCGGGGTCTCCGTATGTTGAGCCGGTTGCTGCAAATCTAGCGTTTGTCGCGTTCCCAATGCCAAGGATGTACACGTTGTCGTAGCGATTATTGACCTCAGACCCGGAATTGGCAAATGGCAAAATCAGCAACGAATCCGAAATAAGACCAAGCCCTGTTGTTTGAACAACACCAGAAGAAGCCGGGTACCCACTAACGATGTTGTTTTGAGCCGTAATGTCGGAGGCTGACCAACCAATACCTCTATCAAAGACGCTATTCACTATTTGACGTGTTCCAGTGGTGTTTAAAACATTCCCCGTCCTGATGATGATGTTGCTCTCTACGGAATTGATGAATTTGCATCGCTGGTAACTGATAACACTGTCCCCGTAAAATGTCCCAGCGGAGTAGAACGTACCGCAGGTACTTATTACACAATCAGCCAAATCTGGGAATGTTGCTCCATAGCTTGCGTACGAAGTACCGGTACCGCCAAATCCAGTGATATCACCATATGTTCCAACGATTAAATTTTTCACAACCCCAGCGAATGAGGGTCCGTTTATCTGAGCACCAAGCGACGTGACATCTCCTGCGTTTGGCATATTTCCAATGATATTTGTTAGACGGGCACGACCGTGTGTGGATGTTCCGGCTAGGATGATGTAATCGGATATGCCGCCCAGTCGAATTTGGTAGCGAACTTGCGCTGTTGCTTGCGTTGAATCAATTCTTAAATGGCCGCCCGCTTCAATCCTAATATAGCTCGTTGCTCCCGCCGATCCACTTGTGGTTATTTGACCTCGAACGGAAAGATCGCCAAGCTGCTGTATCGTCAGACTTCCGTTGGTTGATGTTCCGTTGTTGTTGATTGTGATAACCGCAACGCTGGTCGCTGGACTCGTTCCCATCACTTCCGTTGATGATACCGTCACCGCATGGCTGAGCGTAACCGTATCGCTGGTACCAGGCAGTCCATCTGTGCCAGAACCTGTCAATGCAGTCCATGGAGTCACTCCTGGAGTTATGTTTGACCAATCTCCCGCACGAGTGGTGGTCATGGCGGCTGACCAGGCAGTTGATGCTGACAAAATTAAGCCGATTGATAAAATTAGTTTTTTCATAGTTGCCTTATATTCCTTAATCAAAAAACTCACTGATGCTCCACATCTGCTTAATCACTCCGTTGTCTATGTACGTAACTGTAATCCGAACATGGTCTCCACGCAAAGTAGTAGACCCGAGCCCACCGCTATAGGTCGCCGAAAAGGCAGCACCAAATGTTGAAGAATTAATATCAGACGCGGTCCAGGACTCGCTCCATAAACCAGGCGTGTATGATTGGTAGGCGTCTGAATTGTTCCAGGTAAATCCACTTGATGCGTCGTAGGACCCGATCGTTCCGCCTTTGATAATACGTACAGAAGAATCAACAATCGATACCACTGCGCTTGAGTGTGATCTTTCCATCGCGACTGATATATCCGAGATAGTCGCACTGCCAGGGATAGAGAAAGAAAAGTTTGTCGCGGTAAGATAGTTGCTCGTTTGGCCAGACGATAAAGAGCACGTTGCATACGAATTGTCAGAGTTCGTAATATTTGAAGTTGTGGACCATGCAACAGTCCCAACCGCAGCGTCATTGCCACCAGTTCCAGCGGAGTTTGGCCCTTGCGATGCCCCGTGGCAGACATTGGTAAGAAACAGGGCCGCAAGAAATATCCTACTTCGAGACCGTAAGGCCATTGAGTTGTTGGACATATTTGGTGAAGTCTCCGAGCCCGCCACGATAGCTGGCAATGTAGAATTCAGCCCATTCACTAAACTGAGCTTTAATGTTTTCAACACGCTCGTCCTGCGTATAAGGCGCTTTTGTTTCTTGGTTTAACGCATCAAATCGAATGAACTGGAATGTCGGAGAAGTTGTTTCGACCAAAACTCGACTCCCAGCGTAAATGTCGTACATCTCACAAGTGATTTTTACCGAGGTCTTTGAATTCATCTCGACACCCGTTATTGTTATCTCGGTTGCGATTGGATCTGCTTTCGCAACCGATACGCTCCCGAATATTAAAAATGCAATGAGTAGTTTCTTCATGCTAACTCCTGTTTGTTCACGGATTTACAGCTATTGCGTCTTCGGTTGCCTTGCTGTCGATTGTCTTCTGCTTGGTTTCTTCTTTAAACGCTGTTACTTCAATCTGCTTGGACATTAGAGCCGAGTTGGCTGAGTCAAAATCGGAAACTTTCAATTCACCGTTCTGTATTGCGTTCTTAATCTGAACCATGATCGGGTCGTCGAAATCTGTGATTGGAGCGAGCAAGTCATCAATCACTAACCCACCCTTCAGAACTGTTCCAGTCTCGTCGGAGACTTCAATGTGGTTGCACTCAGGGCCAGCTATGTTCGTTCGCATACTTAGCTGAGCCCCAAGAACTAAAGAAGGACACAGTACTAGCGTTAAAAGTAATCTACTGAACATAAGGAAACGCTCCCGCACCGCTTGCTGTTGTTGAGATGGTAAAAGAGTCGTAGAGAAGGTTTAGGAATGTGTAAATATTCTCTTCGACCGTCCACGTTCCAGGCGTTGTTGCTGTTGCCGATCTACTGTAGGATGGAGCGTAAGCGTTTGCTATCGCAGCGGTGTTCATCCCAAGTCCGTTCAGTGTGCAGTTTTGGGTACCACGTGGCTTAAGCATTAAATAGTAGGTACTTCCCCCACTCAAACTAACCGGCGTATCAAACAAAGTAACAAGTTTTCCGACTGTTAATGACGAGGCTACATTCAAAGTGGCTGTCGCCAAACCTACTCCTGCTGTATCGTAAAGGATTACATCGGAATAAAGGAGCGAAGCGGCCCCGAGAACAGCACCAGTCGCATGAATTGACAATCCCGTTGGCAAGTAAATGCGACTCCCCCTGTAACTAGGAGAAGACCCTGAATTAAAAGCTGTGGCTGGAAACGCTGTAGAAGGGAAAACTCCGACGATTGGGATATAGTTTAGATTGTTGTCCAATGCGGCAAATCTTCCAGCAGCACCAGACTTAACCCAACCGCTTGTGCTGTTCGATGTGTGGCTCAATGAGTATTGACTTGTAGTAAACCCGCCGGAATTACCACGGACGTTTCCATTAAATGATCCAGTCTGATAAAAAACCAATGCCGCTGGGGTGCTTACCGTAATAGTACAGGATGCCACCATCGTACTTGTTCTGATCCATTTCAAATCGTCTGCTGACCCAAGGGTTATTGTTCCGCTTGAATTTGCACACAATAAATTCCCGGATGGATTCCCGGTAGATATTCCAACAACAGAACTATTTTCTGCGACAGACTCAAGGCGCCAGGTGATCGTATCTCCAGTCGTGATGTTACCGGTAAATACTTCAAACTGATTATATGTAGCAGGAGGGAAATGCGCTGTAAACCCAAACTTCTCCCCAGCGGCGTCTATGGTTGAACTCAAGTCGTTTGGGGTGGAGTAAGCCCCCACATCCATACCCCATAAAATTTGATCTCTACCCAAACTATAAGTTTCTGAATAAGCAATGCCGCTAACCAAAAGCAAAAAAACAGCAACTAAACTTTTCACTGCTTTGTCACCTTAAGGCTCACGTTGATCGGAGTCGTTCCGCTGATCGAGTTAAGGACGAACCCGATTGTGTCATTAGCTGTGATTGATGTCGAAGACCAGCCGGAAGGGGCCGCAGAATTCCAGGTTGAAGACGTTAAGCTGGGAGCGTTACCGCCACCACTAAAAGCATTGAAAGAAACAGGTCCAGAGGCAGATTTGATAACCGACAAAGAAACGCTTCCAGAAACAGCACTGGTGACCGTCCAGCTCGAAACGGTCGCAGCGTAGGGCACGTTTATAACGATTGTGGAACCGACAACAGCTGAGGTTGGATCGTATGTAACGCCTACAGCACCAATGTTGGAAGCATTGCTCGCCCCTACAATCGTCACTGTTTCTGTGACCACCACAAAATTGTTGTTTATGAAGTTGTTGCTGGAATTGGCAACGCTCCACTGAGCCGTAAACTTAATCTCCTGCGCTGTGGTCATGTCTATTGTGACCGGACCAGTGGAAACCATCGGGGCCGTCGTCCATCCGCTTGCATCAGTGTAGAAACCAAACAATCCACTGGAGTAAAGGGTGCCGCTTGCCCCTCCTGATCGAATCGTTGGAGCTATTCCAAATGCCCACATTTGATAATTCGATTGGGTTGACGGCATTGTGATGTTTGCCGATGAAGCGATGACTGTATTTCCGATCTTGAACTTAACAGTGAGCGTCGTTGCCGTGGTAGTCGAGATATAAGTACCAGAGGCACGAACACGGATAGTTTTCCCTGGTTGCATGAAGTTGGCCGGGATTGTGATGGTCCCGGAACCCGTAGCGATAACGTTTGTCTCCGCTGTAGAGTTGGACACGTTCGAGCTCACCATCATTGCGAATAGGGTTCCGTTACTGGAATCGCTAGAGCCACCAGATCCAGCTATAATTTTACCAGTGGAATCAGTCGCTAAAGATGAGGCGGAAGGAAGTGTTGTTAAAACAACTGGGATTGTAAAAGATGAATTCCCAACCGGGTCAAATTGAACTAATGGATCGCTATTTGCTCCATAAAAAACATGTTTCCCCGTATCTCGTGATATGGAATGACGCAAAAGAGGTGTCAGGATGTTTACGGAAGAAAGATATATACCATATCCACCCGTGATGGCTGGACTCCATGTGAAGCGTCCAAACTGAGTCCCCTGGAATTTAAAACTTCCTCCGTAGTCAGATACAAAAGAATTTCTTGTGTCCATCTCATATAATGGGTTGGAGTTGTTTCCATTAAAATAAAAACTGGACCCGCTCGAATTTGACGGATTGTTTATGTAAAGAGAAGTTGGACCAATCTCTCCGGAAAGTGTTACGCTGCTCACTGAATTGTCGTACTGGAACCCCGCATCTCCGCTGACCGATGTCCCATCGGTGCTGTAAAGGACGCTCCAAGGAGTGACGTTGACGGTGGCTCCGCCGCCTCCCAATATAGAAGGATCAATTGAAATAAAGTTTGTTGTTCCACTTACGGTTGACTGGAATTGGCTACCGAGAAAGCTAATTGCACCAGTTGGGCTGGAAACTAGCGTCGTAAAGTTTGATGCTGTTCCTGTTCCTACCGCAAGAGTTGACGATCCTCCTCCGCCACCTGAGGGTACAGCCGAGGTAATGACACCATTAACGTTCTGAAGGAATTGACCAGAACCTCCAGTCCCAGCGTTCCAAGTGTAGGTGCTTCCGTTTACAGTAATAGAAGAACTTGTATTTCTTAGCCAGTCAGTTGTAAAGGCGCTGTAACAATCTGACGTGAAAAGAGCCGTAAAAGAGATTAAGAAAAGAAGAAGTTTTTTCATGGGTTAAATGACGCCTTTGTAGTCCAAACTCCGTTTTCAAGTTTCTGAACCAACAGGTCAACTCCTTCAATAATAAATCGCCATTCCATTAACCCAGCTTGGCCAGGGATTGGGAGTCCACCACCAGGAGGCGGGTAGCCTCCAAACTGATATTGAGGGGCTTCGTAGTTGACCTTGTTAATCAACTCGTCAAACTTGGATCGAAACTTCTCAAGCATCTTTTCAGCGTCTTCGTCGATCCCGGTCATCTGTTCATCAAGGGTCTCGATCTTGAGGTTAATTTCTTCTTTTGCTCGTTTTACTGTTTCGAGCATCATAACCTTAAGCGACTCTTCGGATTCTTGTTTCTTGATCATCTCTTTCTGGAGTCGTTCTTTGTATTCCTGAACCTGTTGATCAACGACACGTGAGATCATCTTGTCTAAGGGGAGTTTGTTGATCTGTTCCTGAACCGCAGAGTCAATAGCCTTCTGCATCTCGGGGGAATAGATGACCTTTTCTTCAATCGGGAGCTCCACCCGGTCCAGAAGGTCAAGACCAACTCTGTCAAATATATCTTTTGCCATTATTCGGGTATCTCAAAGTTACGTTCTTTGGCGAGCTTCCGGGCTTTTTCTCTATCACCCTTGGCTTCACGCAGTAGTTCACGAGCCTTGTCTTCAGTTAGGACCCTGGTTGCATTAAGAAGTGGAAGGCCAAGTTTCTTGGGCGCATTGGCGGCTCCCATCAATTCACTCGCAGCGATACCAGCTCCACGTCTTTTTAATACTTCAGCGGCTCCAACCTTCGCTACTGCTCCAGCGCCACCCGCTGCACCAACCACCATAGAAGGAAGGCTAACAGCCATGTTACCCTGTTGTTTTCCAAGCTCCCTGTTGAGTCCTTTTATAGCCGTCTTGGCTGCGCTGTAGATGGGCTTTAAAGCTTTGTAGGTCTTGATGTCACCGCCAGCAGAAGCCAGAGATTCTTCAATCCCTTTTTCTATCGTATTGCTCAAATTCTTCGCTTCGGCTTGGCTGACATTGCTTGCGAACCAATTCACAACATCGCCAATTTCCTTCTTTGCCTCGGCTATCCTCTTCAATGATGCAGGTGGAACATATCCTTCTTTTGCTGGGATAATTTTCTTAATAGGTTGTCCTTGTGCTCCAAGGAGGCCCGTATCTTTAACTACCTCAGGGGTAGCTTCGACAATATCTTTCTTAACAATACCGATGATCGTATCTTTAGCTTTTTTTATTTTCCCTTTAGCCTTGTCCCATTTTCCGCCAGTTGCACCCTTAAGTCTATCGCTGGCGTAGTCATCCAACTTTTTAAGAATAGGCTGAATTGGTTGAGGACCAACAGATTCCCTGATCTCTCCAATCTTTCTACCTGTAGATCCTTTTAAAGCAGAGGCTTTATCAAACAAAACTTGCGGGCTGCCGGTTGCGCTGGTTACACCTTGCTCAAGCATCTTTCTCGCTGCAACGGCAGACTTCTTTCTTCCAAAAGAAGTTGATAGTTCGGGGGCTGTTAATCCAAGGGCTCTGCGTTCCGCTACTGCGGCCAATTGAGGGATAACTTTTGAAGAAGCTTTCACAGGGTTATAAGCGGATTGAGCAATATCGGGAATCATTGAAAGAGCGGTTCCTGCTGCAGCCGCAACATTTGGGTTAATCTTTCTCAATCCACCCTGCTCAGCTACAAATTCTCCTGCTTTATCAAAACCTTTGTTGGCCATTTCATTCGCTGTTTCCAACATCCCGACGGGGCTTGCTTTTGAAAGAGGGCTGTCTTTGTAGGATTGATAGGCACCAGCTATCTTTTGAATAACCGATGGTTCTTGAGGAGCTTCGGCAGGTTGTTCAACGCCAGACACCTGCCTCAAAGAAGCAAGAACCTGACGACCTTTTTCAGTGATCTTCCCAGAACTTTCAGCTTGTTCCAGAAGCGCCATTCTCTCTTTCCCCTTCTCGGTTAAAGAAGCCATTAGTCTGGATTCACCAATCCTTCCTTAACAAGATCATTGATCGCAGACTCTCCCGAATACTGCATTCTTCGAGTCTTGATAAGTTCTCGCAGGTTGTCCCATTTCGCCTTCTGAACTATGGGCTGGTCATTTTCTGTTGGCATCAAAGGGAGAGCTCTTCCTGCCGCATCAGCATCGCTGAGACGAGTGTCGCCAGTTAATGCACGGTAAACTTTTACCGCATAGGCTGGCCTTAAAGCGTTGTATTCTGCTGAAGGCTGCTGGATAGAGCCACCGGTAATCATGGAAAGGCCCCTTGCTGCTCTGCCTGCAACAGGACCGGCCCACGAATTAATCAGAAGACCTTCAAGTTTGTCTATGGCTCCCAGCTGTTCGTCAATATTCTTAATCTCTGTGTCCGCTTTGTCTGCTCTTTCTTTGGATTTTAAAGAAGCGGCTCGATACGAATTAAGGTCCGCTTGCTGAAGTTCCTTAAATGCCATTTCTCGATCATAACGGGCTGCGTCTTGTTCACGTTTTATTCTGGCAGCTTCAGATTCAGCCCCAGTCTTAATTCCAAGCAATTCTTTTTGTTGATCAAAAGCACGAGCCTGTTGCTCAGTTTGTCTGCGCATCTCAGCTCGTTTTGCCAAAGCGTCTACGATATCCGTTCCAGCGGATTCAATACCTTGAGCCAACGGGTTATTACCGAGGACTTGCATAATAAGCTCAGATTGATCCTTGCGACCTTTCGGTTGCTGGATTTCTGAGAGTTGGGCTTGGGGGATTCTTACTGAGCCCATATGTACCTAGTAAAGACTAAGCTTATTGCCTGTTTTTCTAGGCGTATATCCATAGTTTTTTCCATAATTTAAAGTTGAGTAGTCGACGCCCGGTCCTGCTGAGCTACCCCGCCCTCCCGATAGCCGCGCCACCAATCTGGCCGCCGAGTCCAAGCAAGGATTGAAGCAGTTGGTCTTTGCTCTGCTTCTTAGCCAAAGACGCTGCGAATGAGTTGTTTGCTTGAATGTCTTGCGTATCAAACTGGCGAGTCAAACCAGCTTTTCGAAGAGCCAAGGAAGAGTCCAAGGCAGATTGATCTCCACCCAAGAGAGCGTTCAAGGCTTCTCCTCTCGTATCACGATCCACACCGAATTGATCTGTGTCAAAAGCTGTTAGTTGTTGATTTTGTTGGTTAGCTAAATCTGCAAGAAGTCGTCCCTGTTCCTGGTCTCGAGCTGTCTGAGAAGTGAAAAGACCACGAGAGTTTAGGTCTTCCAAGATTCCAGGGTTCATGCTCTTAAAAGTGTTGGCACTCGTATCAGCAAGACTTTTGGCTAAGGTCGCTCGATAGGCTTGAGCTCGTTTGGCTTGTTCGTCGGCGTAGCTGTTAATCTGGCCTTGTTGTTTTTGACCAAGGGCTGTACGCTGCGTGAATTCGGTGTCACCAAGCTGGTTGAACTGTTCACGATCTCCATAAGGATCGTAGTTTGGCATATCAACCCCACGGGGGCTCAAAGCGTCTCCAATCATTTTACCGCCAATCACAGGAGCAAGTGTGCTAAACGCTGTGACGGGATTTGCTACAGCTAACGCTTTTCCGCCAATTTTCTTTAATGATTTACCAATTCCCATAAACTACCCCTTAATGTACAACACAGACGGTATCGGGGTCTGCTCCCGTTCGATATAAGTTCCCTGCAACCAGTCCACCAGCTAAAGCCGCTGCGTTGTTGGCATATGCAGGTAACGTGAAAACAGATGTACCTGAAATAATTGTGTCAATGAAGGCTCCGTATTGAACAAAATTAACGTCAATCTCTCTTCCTCTGACGGGAGACGTGTGTGAGTGTTTGTAGGTTGCTTCAAGTGCCACTGGATTCCATCTCTCTTAAAATATATTCGTAAGCAAGGACCATTCCGTCGAGTTGATAGAATTTCTCTTTTGCCTTCTCTCGTTCATGAGCTGTTTTTTTAATCAAATCTTGAATTTTTTCTTTATCCATTATTGTGCTACCTCAACAATGATCATGTTCGCAGAGCTTGTATATACTCCTCCATCGGTTACTGGGAATATTGCATTTCCTGTACCATTGGTTCTAATTTGAACTGTGTACGTAATAGCAGATGTGGTTGCTGGTGAATCATAAACAAAAACTGGTGCAGACAGAGTATTTGGTCCAACTGTTAGACAATAACCACCGAGTGTAGCGGCAAGACTTGTACCGTTTCTAGAAACTGTTAAATATCCAACTCCATTCGGATCTTGTGCAAAATTTCCAGCAACAAAAATAAAAACTTTGCTGGTATTGATTTTGGGAGTAAAAGAACCTGTAAGCGCTGTGTCAGAAAAACTTGAACTTGTAATAACTGTTGATGTCGCTGTCGTATAGGATTGAATTTGAAGAATTGGGAGACTGGCAAAAGTCTTGTATTGAAGCGCCGTTCCAATATTTAGCGTCTGGATGGTTAGTCCGTTTTTGACCCGCAACAGGTTGGAATTAAGCTCAATTGTTGAGTTGTCAACTCCAGGGTTGTTTGCAACGTTCTGCCATCCAGAATTATAAAAATACATCCTGTTATTTGAAGAATCGATAACGATTGGGATTCTTCCAGTGTTCGCAGTAGCAACTCCGGTCGGGAGACCTGGGCAACTTGGGATATATGGAAATCCATCGGTTGCAGTTGTTAAAAGAGCTGCACTACCGAAAACTGAACTACCTCCGTCTTTAACAGCAAAAACAGTCGTTCCGTTGTCTTGAGCATTTAAAATATCATTGGTTCCTGCTCCATTATTAAATACACCTGGAACACTACTCGCATTGGTAGCTAGAACTCTCTCCCACTCCGCTGCTCCTGAATTTCGGTTGTTGACATATGTTTCGATGTCATCGAAATTCGTGTTCATCGGGGTCGCTAATATTGTTGTCCCGTCGATAAATGTGTTGCTTACAGATAAAGAAGCCATGGTTACCTCAAGGCATACGGAGCATCTGTATTAATCGGGAAAGATAACCGATTAAACTGAAATGCTTCGTCGTCATTGTTATTTCTGATACAAAATTGGAAGAATTTTCCGTTGCCTTTTAAATGCTCAAGCTTTGTTCTGTCTGTAGTTCCACCCCAAGAAGATGATCCCCATACTCCTGTTCCCCAAAGAGAACCGCCTTGCTGCATATTGATACTTGCCGTATTCCTATCAGATTGAAAATCGTATCCATATGAGAATCGGAATGTTCCTGAATCTTGTGTTTTAAAATTTAAATCAACGTACGGGATGTGTTTCATGTTAATCATCTGATCGTTGTCCATCCAGCCAGAACGCCAATAAGCGTCAATAGCATCCCCGCCTTCGGAAGCGTAGTTGGATGTACTGTCATCGTCTATTTCGTAAACCTTTCCGTCGTAACCACCACCATATATCGTTGTGTCTTGCATCATCACAGCAGTATTCATGTTGTGACCAGATGAAAATTTAATCCAAGCTTTTCTATCCAGATCCCAAGCAATACAGAAATCGTTCGTTGAAGATGCACCGTTTGAGCAGAACCACATCACAAGTCTTCGTTTCTTATCGTACACGCCCTGAATATATGGCAATCGTGATTTATTCAAACCATCCCAAATAGCGTTGAACGTATCAGGGAAATCTACGATTGAATTCCCATCTGTTGCTTTCATTCTTGGTTCAGGAGTTATAAAGAAACAAACACCGTCAACGTCTAAGATTGCTCTATTTGAAATAGCACCGATATCTGAAAACAATGGAAAAAGAGGAAACGGAGCAGTTCGGATAATTAATTCATGGATTGAGTTTTGTTTAAATACAAGCAAATGGTCGGTGGCAAGCAAACACGCACCAATCAGTTGATCTCCGTCGTTTGTTGCAACGTCTTGGCTTCCAGACCCAGCTCCAGAAAAGTCTTCCGGGTTCCCAAGGATTGACCAATTAATTCGGGAAGGAGCAGCAACGGTATTTCCTATAAACAACCGATTGTTTGCAGAAATGCACCATTTCCCAACCGGAGGAGTTCCAGCTAGAATTGCTGCATTTCCAGTTCCATTCCATTTCAAGGGAACATCCGTTGACCGATTACCACCAACAAAGATTGCTAGATCGTTCATCTGCGTGTACGACCAAATGTTATCTTGACCTGTTGAGATCGTAACCGCTCCTGTGATGTCGTCCATCGTTCCATCAAATTCGGACTTGAATATTTTTGCCCCACAAATCTGCATCATGTATTCGACTTCAGTTATGTTTCTATAGAACCCAGATCCATGAACGGCAGCACCAGAAGACATGGCCGTTGAATTGTATTCGCTATTTCCGTTCGTTTTCTTAAATCCTCCTTGCGGAAGAAGGATTACATTATCTAGGTCAAGCGCTTGATTTAACTCAAGTGAGGTCGGGGAGCTGTCAACATTCATTCCCCCCGTGAAATCAGCAAATATTGCTGCTTTCGTTCTGCGTCCCATTACCAGGGAACCTCAGGACCAAAGTCAGAAGGGAGAGCCCATTGAAGACCGAAGTTGGAATCGTTGGTAATAGACTGCATGACACGATGACGACCAAGATCGTGAGAATAGTTCATCATCATGTCTTTTATTCGAGATTCACCAACTTTAAATTCGGTATCAGCCCTTGTGTCGTCAAGGCTCTGGAAACCATAGAAAGCTGCAATGTTAAGAATTGCGTCTTGCCACGGAGAAGGGATAACAGGAACATCCGAATCGGCAGACAAATCTGAAAGGTTTTTAATACCGCGAACCATCATGTTCATAACCGTATCGGGAGAACGGATAAAAGAAAATTGGGGTGTTCCCGCTGAGGTTGGAGAACTCATGATGTAGTAGTAGGGCGTCCCGGCGTCGTAATACAAAGGGAGAAAAAAGTCTGCTTCACGAGGACTCTGAGAAACGATACGAACAGGAGTGACTAACTGCTTAATATCAAGAATTTGCACGAGAGGCGTGGTCGTCGTGTAGAGCAGTTTTCGAATGGTGTAGGTACCAGCGGTTAGGTTGCTAGTACCCACAAAAGCAGGAGTTATGGTAGCTGTGGTGGAGGCGGCTGTGTGCGCCGTTATTTTATACCAATCCTGCGAAGTTGAAAGCTGGATGTATCTATCCGTAACAGAAACTGATGGAGCGGAGCTAAACGTCACTGTGGTTGATCCTGCGGTTACGTCAATTGTTCCCGTCGTTATATCCGTAACGGTCTGGATAATCTCTTCAGACAACATGAACGGCCACAACCGTTTTCCGCAGATGTACTGCTGGGCCATGTTGATCCAGCGTTTTAGTTTAACTAGGTCAGTGGATACCGCTGGATCGTATGCCCCAAGACGGTCACCTAGCTCTGTGTAGAGCGAGGAAAATTGCACTACTGTTTGACCTCTTGGTAGTGAATATCTTCAGAAGATCCGCCAAGTGTTACCAACCATAAACAAACGTCTTCTCGCATTGGGAAATATCCGTAAGGGACTTTGTTTGTTCCAGTTGAAATCTCAATTGGACGAATCGTATTGGCTAATGAGGTACTAGTGCAATTTCCGTAGAATCCGGCGACACCGCTGTTTCCAGAAGGAACATTAACAAGAATCCCAAACCTTCCAGATGTTTGACTCGAAGGAACTTTTGTTGGAGTAACACCAGAGATAGATATTGTTACCGGAGTTCCGTATCCATTAATCGGGGCTTCTGAAACTAGTGGTGCTGCTGCATGGGAATATAAAAATAAGAATAGAAACGGTGCCGACAAAAGATACTTCTTCATGAGTCCTCCGATAATAAAAAAGCCGTCAAAGAGGTTTTATCCTCGATGACGGCTTTGGTTAATCCAATATCCGTTGAAGTTAAGCTGTTGCTTTTACTTGATGTTTTTTCATGTGCATCCGAAGTTTGTTCTTTGCGTAAACTCCATCTGCTTCAAAATCACAGCCTTCCGTATCACACTTGAGAACTATTCCACGTGGAACATTTTTAGATTCTATGACTTCTTTTAGTTTCTCAACTTCAGGCTTCGAAACAATATTATCTTTTTTCTCTTGAAATTCAAGAGGAATCGGAATAACGACTACATCTTCTGGTTCCAACGTCACCCCGTCTGTCTTGTTTGCGGCCAAAGGCAGAGCCATGCTGTCAATCTTTTCAGCAAGACGGAAGTCTTTCGGAACAACTCGACGAACGAAATCACAAATTTCATCCCACTTCTGAACTACCGGGCCAAGATTCCAGTCCACTAGATAAAAGAAGTAGTCCTCGTCAACAATGGGGTCAAATTGACGAACCTGCTTTGTGAAAACGTCCATCTCGGGAGGAACTTTGGTTACGTTCTTTGATTTACCAAGCCATTCTTTCCAATGGCGAGGGAATCCGTCTGCTTTGCACAGTTCGAAACCTTTAAGAAAACGCTCTGGGAGCTCGTCAAAAGCGATAACCTTGTCCGGCATACCCATCAATCGAAATACTTGTCTCATTTTGTCTCCTTGAATTTACTTAACATTCTGTCTAGTCGATGGTCTATGGTGTGTTTCGCCATCACTTCTTCAAATCCAGCCTTGGCAATTTTCTCTCGTTCGGAGTCATGTTTTAAATAGTACTTGGCTTTATCAATCGCTTCTTCCATCGAGCGGTAAAGGACCAGATGCTTACCGTCTTCGAATAGTTCTTCGATGGTCGGAACCCAGTTTGTGAGAAGAAATCCGCCGGCTCCCATTACCTCAAATACCCTCATTATAACGTCATCTTCCATAGACATATTGATGGATATCTTGGACTTGCAATAGATTCTTGCAGCGTCTTGAAACTTTCGTTGACCAAAGAAGAAGTTCGGAAATTCTTTGAACATATCGTGGAGGAAGTCGATTCTGTTCTGAGAATTGACGTGTCCAACAAAGGCAATATCGTAGTCCTTGCTAGCGTAATTAAAAGGAACAGGTGATCCTGATTCAATGTCGTGATAGGCGTGTGGTTCAAAGGCATGAGGAAGCCACTCAGCTTTAACCCCGTCTTGTTTAAACTCTTCCACTGCCCTTTTTTGAGCACAGAATACGTGATCAAACTTCTTGGCTGTTTCTAAACGGTAAGGATAGCTGTCTCCTGGCTTTCCGTTGTTGATGTGTGTGTCCGAGGCCCAGTAGATGTTGGGGTGCGGTATTTCAATCATCTTATATGGGATAACAGAAGCAAGAGCATCCTCTCCCCAGTCTATTAGCAAGTTTCCATCAAAAGTCCCGAACAACTTAACATCATCCTTTGGAGCAAGATGATCAACTTCTAGTATGCCTTGATCCTGTCGTCTCTTTAATGCCGCCCAAACATACAAAGGGTTCCCATCGTTACGATATCCTGTTTCTGGTAGAACGTCATAGTAAATTGCTATTCTCATATGTTGTATCCTAAGTAAAATGGAGAACTTAAATGAAAATTAGTGTTGCAATCGAAAAAGGCGGGAAACTTTTCCCAGATGGTTTTTGGAGAATCCCCATCACCAGGATTAATAAAGTTAAAAATATTGCTGAAAATACTTGGCAAAAAGTTGGCAATGGAATTTGCCCTAAATGCGGTAAAAATTTCTTGGCTTTTAGTGTTAAGAATGTTTTCTGCTCGAGATCTTGCGGAAAAATTGGGCATCAATACACGAAGGGAAAGAAATACAAAAAGACTAAACCAAAGAAAGAAAAGATCCTTAGGGCTGGGTACTTTGAAATTCTTGATGAATCTCACCCCAATGCAAAACGTGGAAGAGTTCTTGAGCATCGTTGGCTGATGGAAAAGAAACTTGGAAGATACCTTGAAACACATGAACATGTTCATCACATTAACGGAAACAAACTGGACAATCGAATTGATAACTTGGTTGTCGTTTCTAGGTCGGAACATATGGCTATCCATTCTAGGATGAGAATTATGGAAAGAAATGAATCTAATGGGCGTTTTGTAAAAATGATAGGAGAACATCCGCATGAGCATTAATTTACCCTCTCGTAACATCCAACAAAACTGACACCGTTATTTGAAGATTCCACTCGGACCTGTTTAAGTCCGCAGACTTCCATTAAGTTTTCCAGTGATCCTGGCGTGAAGGCGTGGCAATGTTCGATATTTAATGGAATGGAGCTTGTGACACGTTCATCGGGAACGGCAATTATCATTTTTCCGCCAATCTTGATGTAACTTTTCCAAAGATTAATTGTTGCGATGGAATCTAAAACATGTTCCAAAATATGTCGTGCAATAACCGTATCAAATAATTCAAAGTGTCCAATTGGGAGATGCCCCGATACATCCCCAACGATATCTGCTACCGACAAAGCTCCATGAAGATGAGGGATCGGCTGTCCTTTTGGAACCCGGTCCACCCCTACAGCTTGTGGTACGGTCTTCGTAGCACCACAACCCAACTCTAAAACCGATTCTTTTTCTGATATAAAGCTGCGAACTAGATCACCCTCAAGGTCTTTCGACAATTCAGGATTGTCTGTGTATGTTAATCCACTTCGCATCTTCCACCAGTCTTTAAAGCCGTGCTTACGAATAAGGTATGCGTTTGTTCGATCTTGCATGTCCTGGGAGTTCCATCCACCCTTGGTATCCGGTCCACCTTTGACCCGTTCTCCGGTCTTGAAGCCGTGATGAATGATAAAGGATCCGGGATCGACAACAATCTTGTAACCAGCCTTGCGGAAACGCATTGAAAGGTCAAGATCATCTCCACCAGGAAGTTTCGTGTCTATACCGCCTACAGCGTCGTAATGAGCGCGTCTGACCATAACGGTGAAGAAGATGAGGAAAGATGCCTCTGTGGGCACGTTAGGGCAGTTAGGATTGAATATAGAGTGGAGTCCGGCTGCGACTGTCGTGGTTGGTCCGACGGCTGCGATGTTGTCGTCTTGGAAGAAGCTGAGCATCCGCTGATAGATGCGGTGCGAGATTGGCGGAATGTGGGTGTCGTCGTTCTGAAACACCACGAAAGGGCTGTTCGTTTCTTTCATCCCGAGCTCAAGGCCACCTTCCCAGCCGAGGTTCTTGCCTGGGTTTAAGATCTTGATTCCAGGGACGTTGCCAAAGTGACGTTCAATGTCTTGCTTGCCGTTGTTGATAATTACGAGATCGGCCATTGATTCTAGGATGCCGGTTTTAAGAATAGAGTAAACGCATGGAACGAGGAATTGTTCGTTGTTCCACGTTGGGATCAAAATGCTTAAAGGTTTCATTAATCCCCCAGGACCGTCAAAGCATTGTACTTCGTGAACTTGCCGTATCTCTTATCTGATTCTTTATCCACAGACTTACGAAAGTTATCCACAAACTCCTCTGTTATCACTTGGGGATGGCTTAGATGGCCGATGTTGAAGGTTGTGTCCATGAATACCCGTCCACCGGCTTTCTTGACTTTGTAGCAAAATAGGATGTCTTCGCCTGTTCCCTCTGAGCACATGAAGTAGGGAGGGTTAATCTTCTTTAGGATATCGACTTTGACCAAGGCGGCACCAAATCCACAAGCATCTACCTCGACCAACATGTTCTTGGGATAGTTCTGGATTGGAGTATTGATGAAATAGTCGCTTTTATTAACTGCGTCGTAGCCTTCGACAGATTGATACAAGACGGGGTTGTAGGGAGCGTTACGGGTGAAGGCCAAGGGACAAACCACGTCTGCTACCTTGTGGTGACGATAGAGCCTTAAGAACATATCGTTGGGACAAATCATGTCGTCGTCCACAAAGAAAATGTAGTCCATGTTGTTTTCAAGGGCTCGTTTTGCTGCCTCTTCTCTTGCAGCTGGGGTAAAGATACGACCGATGTTGATAAACCAAAATTCGAAGATCTCGTCGTCCATCTTTTTGATGAACATGGAGTCTTTAAGGAACTCGTTTAGGATTGATTCTTTTTGTTGGGGGGCTTGTCTTTCGAGGATATCTGCAAATTTGAAGAAGTCTTCACGTTGGGTTTGGAAACAGCCTATGTTTAAAAAGTTTTCGAGTCGGTTTCCGTAGGCTTCCACTTGGGTGTATCCCATGTTGGGTATGGCGATTAAGACTTTGACTGATTTTTTCATTCAATAATATTGAACCAAATTAAAAACAACTCCCAAAGACTAATTTTTACAGGTTGAGACATTCTGTGGCCCAAGTGCCGGGACAGAGACGAGTGTGAGTTTGTCACAATCGCTCCGTCCACGGCACATCGGTCCACTTCTAAAAGATCCCTGAAAGGACGCCATATATATCGGGTCGGGACAAATATCCCTGCGACCTTAATATACGCTTGAAGGCGCTCTTCCAAGGAGTAAGTCATTACATTCCGCTACGAACGAATCCAACGGTCCAGGCTTGCGCCGAGATACCAGTGGTTGCGCCAGCAACGATATACTTGTTGAGAACCGTGGTCATGGCCGCGTCCGTCAAGGACGAGAACCACGTACCAGCAACAGCGCCGGGTTTCAACGTATCGCCAGCGGTAATGGTGATGCTCGTTCCAACGTTCGAAAGAACGATAGAAGCGGCATAACCATAGACCGTAGCTTTACCGAAACCATTGATCGGCACGTCTTTTGCAACGATTCCGTAGAAGTCTTTGATCGCCGCCGCAGTCGATTGAACAGCAGAGATGCCGTCAAACGAGGCCGCAGATTGGACCAAACGAATTCCGTATCCGGTGGTGATAGAACCTCCGCCGTCAACGTTTTTAAATGCTACCCGAATCGATTCCGGGTCGTTACGATTAATTGCTTGAATGTCCATCTTAATTCTCCTTGTGGCTGTAGCTTGGCTTCCTTGGAAGCACCGGCCCCTGGCCTATTCCAATTTTTATTCGATAACCGCAAACAACGTGATGGGCGTTCCATCTTCTGCCGGGAAGAACGTAAACGTTCCTGCCGAGAAGGTAGAAGCCACGCCAACACTTGCTTGAGTTGCCGGATTCGAGTTGTCATCGATCCACTTGCCCATGATTGCTGTGATACCACTTGCCCAGGTGTCTCCATCTGCACAAGTAGTAAACGTCGCAACTACGAGGTTCGCTGATCCAAGATTAACTCGATTAACAGTTGTCGGTACAATAGCTGCCATAAGAGTCTCCTTTTAAGGGCTAACCCTTAAGCTGCGTTGCTGTTCGAACGACCCAATTTCCGGCGAGCGCAAGTCGTGAGAGCCGCAGCAAACAGAATTTGCCCAACTTTCGCATCTTGATTCGCAGGTTTCATGAAGCCAGTGAACATGAAGTCAGTGTCAGAGTTGACATAGAACTTCAACGCATCGCTGTGCAGAGCATAGATCACGCCCGAGGTCGCTTGAACGCTCCACATCCAAGGAATTTCCTTGAACAAGAGTTTCGTGAGACCGATGTCAGCTTTGTTGGTCGTGTAACGATACTGAGCAACCAACGTACCTTCATACGCTTCAACCGAGGTTTGGTCGGAGATGAGGACTTCCGCCGGGCCCGTAGGCTGACGTTTCGCAATGGTGTTGCAGAGGTTGGTCAATTGAGCGCGACCCACGCCCGAAGCCCACGATCCGCCAGTCACAACAGCAGATTGGAACCACGAGTTGGTCGTGCCGTTGACTTGGCCTTCCGTACCAGAGTTAAGAACGATGTTCGGCAAAGAACGAAGATCGCCCGCTCCAGGGTTGGCTTTGAACACGTCGATTTCGAGCAAGTCTTTAATGCTCATCTCCGCTTCATCACGTTTTTCCTGCAGCGCGTCTTCCAACGCATATTCGCCTTTACCGGCGATACGTTCCGTGAAACCGTCAATGGAGACAGTGAAGTAGTACTGTTTCCAAGGCCATTGGTCACGGGTCAGGTTGTCCTGAGGGGTAACGTCCATTTGCTCATAACGAGAATAAGAACCACCCGATGTCGATTTCGCATAGCGAAGCGCATGTGAGAGAGAAGCTCCACCACGTTTGCGTTCTTTCGCAGTCGAATACAACCATCCGAGAGCGGTGTTGTCGTTGAACACGTTGTCTTTAATACCAGGGATCATGTTCGTCATAGCCAAGGTCAATGTTTCATCAACGTTGCCTGGGCCGTAAGTCAATAGTACTGGGGCTGTCATAATTTAATCCTCCGATTATTTTTTTAACTTTAGCGAGAAACCATCAAGCCTTTCTTAGCCATTTCCATCGCTTCACGAGCGTTTCGTGGCTTCTTATCAGTCACCGAGATAATGTCTCCAGTAGCGTTGCTCGGCGGGTTTGTTCCGTTAAGAACTTTCGCCTGGACCCGACCCATACCGGCTTTCTTTCCGGCTTCAAAGATCGAGTTGTACGCCAATTTCGCTTGTTTGTATCCGTTCGATAACCGTTCTTGCGGGTTAGATCCCGGAGCCAACTTTACGCATAAATTTAAAAGGCTGAAGTCTTCCCCGTTCGGGCCCTGAGCGATGGTCAAGCTGTTAAGCTCGTCAAAGTCAGGATGAAGCTTCACTCCTTTCTCGTTCACTGCGTCTGCGAAAGAATCCATCACCTGGTTCATTTCTGAAAGTTGAAGTTTTTGGTTGATCTCGTTAAACTTCTGTTCCAGTTGGACCAGTTTCGGATCGCCTTCTACTGGGTCCTGTCCTTGAGATTGCTGCTTCTGGACGTATTCGTTCCACTGCTTAACGAATTCTTCCTGCTGTGCAATCTGTTCGTACAGGGCTGCCTTCTCTTGGTACTCTGCTACGGCTTTTGCTGTTTCTGCCTTTACTCTTTCACTAACCGACGTTGTTTTGTTCTTGTAGTCCCGAAGCATCTCGTCGTAAGACGCTTTGAGTTGCGGAGGTAAAGTTTTGGGATCAAGCTTTGTGAAGCTTTCCTCACTGATAGGTGCGGTCTCCGCAGCTTGGCTATCAGTTGGAACTGTTCCTGTCGAGAGTTCGGGTTCCGTTCCCGGGTTGGCCGAAGTTTCTGTTTCAGGGGTCGAGTTCTGTTCAATCATTTGAGGCTCCTTATATTCGAGATTGTTTCTCTTGAAATCTGGGCAATAAAAAAGCGCTGCCCAAGGATTTCTCCTCAAACAGCGCTTCTATTGTTTAGATGACGCTTAAAAACTGCTGATTATGAACGACGTTCTACTGTTACAACCAAAAAGTTAGGCTTAAATGTTTCCTGCTTACGGACCAGTATAAGTTCTCCATCCTGAAATTGCAACTCCACAACACCATAGAACCTATCTTTTGATAGGTTTATGATGAACTTCTCGATACCTTCGAGGACGGACAGTTCCATTAGTAGCCGGTTTTCGCCATCAATGTTTTAGCAACATTGGATCGGTCTTTTTTGTTCGGAGTACCACGCAGTTTCATTCCTTCCTGTGGTTTCGGTTTTGGGAAAGGCATAGGAGCTTTCTTCCCCTTGAGGTATCCACCTTTCTTGAAATCCATTAGCATTTACCGCCTTCCTTGCCTTTACCTTTCATAACGACCTCCTTGAATCCTAAACTTTCAGTTATTCGGTGTGCTACCTCAGCTACAGCTTTGGTTGTTCCGAAACTTCTCTCATCAATCAAAATTCGTGAAATTATTTCACTTACATGGGGAATTGTGTGTGAAACCGTAAACGTCTTGTAAGAATTATCGGGCATAACGACCATTCTCTCTGCAAATCTTCAGATATTCTTGTCGTCGGTTGTCTCTTCCCATCTCTCGGACTTTCTTCAAAGCCATCTGGACTTCGTGTCTCGTATCTACTTTACGCTCCTGGTTCTTGTGAACCTGAACCGGAGCTCCATGAACTCGGTCGCCCGCTTCCATAATTCCCCTGGATTTTAGGTACGCCGCTTTCTCCCCCTTCGAAAAAAAAA